TGGGCGAGGTGGAACTGGGGTGGGAACTGTTCGTCCGCGACAAGCCCGCATCCGGCTGACCTGCCCGGCAAGCGACGAAAGGAAACGGTAAAAGGAGGCGGGTTGCGTGGATCCGCAAAAAAGCCGGCAGCCAACAAAAACCGGGACACTATAAGGGGCAGAACGAAAACTCCAAAAGCGTAGAAATAGGGAAAGCAGTTAAAATGCAATGAGTTAGGAGAGAACGCCCTAATTCCGGCGACGCAATTTACCGTAATTTCGATGTAAGAATTTCAAGAAAAAACACCCTGGATCGAGGTGCAAGCGTAATTTCAGGGTGTGATCCACCGCAAAAACAAGCCTGTGCAAGCGTTTAAACAGCGTTTGTGCGGGCTTTAAACCTGATGCAGGTTACTTGATGGAGTTCAACCGCAGCGATGCCTTGATGAACGCGAGCGCCCGGATGCGGCTGATGTGAATATCCATCGGTTTGTGGTGTTCGTTGTAGCTGACCAGCGTGATGTGATCCGGCAACTCCGATCGTTGCAGGTACTTCACTGAAACATATTCGTCCCCGTCAACATCGAACGATACCAGGTACATTTCGCCCCATACGATATTATTGATAATGTCGTGTATCTGCTTGTAAAACACGATATCACCGCTTTTCAGCAACGGGTACATCGAATCGCCCACGATACGCAGGCCGCCGTCGCACTTGGGGATCAGCGTCGTCTCCATGACCTCGATGATGGATTGGCTGTATTGATTTGCGAATAGAGGAACGAGACCAGCCACCGCTTCCATATCGTATATAGGTATCTGTTGACGTTCTACGAGGCGATCTGTCCGCAGTTTGAAAACCTTATCCACGACAACGTCGGCGATATTCCTTTCGAAGCTCTCCTCTCCTTTCGGATATTCGGTAAAGGGTGGTGTTTTTTGGAGTTTTCGTATACCACCCTTTTTACCACCCTTTTCACCACCTTCTGAAAGGGTGGTGTTTTCTGGAGTTTTGGTAAGCAAAATTTTCCCCCGACCAGTCAAAACCCAATTCATATTCACAACTTCAGAATATTCTGAAGTTGCCAACTTGTTAAAGAAGTCAAAACTGGGCGCAGATTTTCCATTTATAATATCGTAAATAGTCTGCGATCGACTGTATCCTAACGCAAGAGCGAACGCATTAGGCTTAATCCCCAATGTTTCAATCAGTTTAGAAATTCTGTCAGAAATTTCTGTATTTTTATGCTCTTTTTTTTGCATTTCAGAATATTCTGCAATATCTTTGCGTAAAGTTTAATGCACAAATGTATTTAAAAAATTCGATTATGAATACAGAAAACCGAGAAAAACGACTTGAGGCCATTCGTAACGGCCTGCGGCGCGGGGATGCGCATTGCCATCCTTGCGGGAGTACATCCGGTGTGGGTTTCCTATGTGATCAATGGGCGGGGCGTGAGCGAGCGGGTTCTGACGATTGCCGAGGATATTATTGCCAAACGAGGACAGCAAAATTAACTCCAAGAGTATGAACGACGATTTTTTTATCATCCGCTACCACGTCACGTCTCCCCTTGTATCTGATGTGGCGAAAATAGTACATGAAAAGGTGTACCCCCGAGACGCCACTGGACATCTCACCATGAAAGACCCTCGCAACGAAATTATCTCGGCTCGCCAAGCTATGGAGATCGTCCGTCAGGAGGATCTGACGCTGGTCGTAGATAATAAACACGGGCGAATCTGGACAAAACTAACGTTTAAATAGCTTTTTATGGCACAACCGAAAATCTATTGCAAAGAATGCAAATGCGAGATCAACGGCGCACACTACAATACACCCATCGGACGGTACTGTATTGCATGCTGGAAGCGTGTACCTCTTCGTGAGCGCAAACGGTTGCAGAAAGAACATCTGAACCGAATGATAAATGCGGGGGGGGGTATCCTTGTTTGACATTTAAACACCTACTATTATGTTGCCTGGATTAGAACCTTGTATTGCTCGGTATTATGACGTATGGCTGAGTTATTCCCGATATATCTGCGCACAATATGGCGTTTTGAATGAAGCCTGCGATGTTGTCGGTGATGTCATGGAGGATTTATGCCGAAAATCAGACGCAGTATTAGCCGACTTTCTCCATGAAGAATCGCAAGGCAACAAGAAGCTGCGCAACTACGTCAAACGGATGATCCAGTTCAAGGCGATCGATGCCGCAAAACGCCGAATATGGTCTGTGTCGACCGATTCGTATGTTGTTCGGAGCATTCCCGACGATCTTGATCAAAGCCCTTGCACTGATGCAATGCGTGAAGTGGAGGCCACACTACGAGAGGACAGCTTCATTATTCCTGAGCATACCCGCAGACGCGGACAGATCAAAGGTAGTATCTATATCGTTTTCCGTGGGGCCCATTTCAGGTACCGTGCAAACGTCAACAGACAGATCAGGAAAGACTTTAGATCGCATCATGAAGCCTTCCAATTTCTAATGTCTCATTAATAATAATAGCTTATGTTCACCAAAGAGATCACCCCGATTATTTCGTCCGCACAAGGCGGCCCCGGCGTTGTCGGAACGCTGGTAGAGTATAAACTTTTCGGCATCCTCTTGTATCGAAAGAGGATGTATAATCCAAGCTATTACGGCTTGACGGAATGGGATTATGACTGGCGAATCTGATCTATAATCTTCAATGCTTCGCGTTCGAGTTCATCGGCATAAGACTGTGGTGATGCCGATCGCATACCGCCTTTTACTTCATGCTCAAGTTTCTCGAGGCGACGCAAGATTACGACTAATTCGGCTTTGATAAGTTGCAATTCATTCATGACAATCAATTTTAGTTAAATAGGTTTTGCACCCATAAAGTTAACTAAAAATCCCGTGAATGCAAAGGCATTGTTTCGGAGCGATACCGACACGGGAGCAAAAAAATATTAACAGTTTACGGATAATTAGAATGAACACGGGAATGGATAAACTGATCTTGGATGCCTGTTGCGGTTCGCGTATGATGTGGTTTGACAAGCAGAATCCGCTGGCTGTATTCATGGACATTCGGGATGAAGAATGCACTTTATGCGACGGACGGAATTTAGAAGTACATCCGGATGTGGTCGGTGATTTCAGAAATATACCCTTTGAGGATGCGACGTTCCGGCTTGTTGTGTTTGATCCCCCGCATCTTGTCCGTCTTGGGGCCAATAGCTACACGGCACATAAATATGGTAAGTTATTCCCCAGTTGGGAAACGGACTTAAAGCAAGGCTTCAACGAATGTATGCGTGTGTTGAAACCGGAAGGGGTTTTAATCTTCAAATGGAACGAAACACAAATCCCAGTCAGCCACATCATCGAAACATTCGGGGTAAATCCACTTTTCGGACACAAGAGCGGCAAGAATTCAAAAACGCAGTGGATGTGCTTTCTAAAATCGACTTATTAATATCTATTTAAACAGATTTAAACACGGTTTTAATGATACTGCCGAACGACATACTGATACGCGCGACCTCAGACGGGCAAACCGTCTGGGTGTCGCAGCGTATGGTATGCGAGGCGTGCGGGGTAAGCGATGAATACTTTAATAAGAAAGCACGTCCTGCTTATAAATCCGCCCTACCGCTCTCGTGGCAGAAGATCACCAATCAATCGGAGTTTTTCCTGGGCAAGAAAAACGGCAAGGCCTGGCGCTGGGGCTGTAAAGGCGGGCAGTATTACTACGATCTCGACCATATTCCGAACCGTCAGCCGACCTGCTACCGGGACAAACTGCCCGCGAAGGACGATCTGATTGCCGCCGTCGAGGAGCAGAACCTGCGCGGCAGCCGTGAACGCCAGACCGAGCAGCGGCGGATGATCCGGGAACAGGTGCAGCTACTGATCGACAATACCGACATCGCTTACTACGAGGAGTACACGATCGGCGACAAAGCGATCTTTACCCCGTCCAAGGCCCGGCAGATGGCGACTTCGGCAGCATGGTGCCGCTTTCTGAAGCGTGCCCTTACCCTGAACGAATACAAGCAACTCGGATTCCCCACACAGGCCGACTTTCTCGCCCTGTGTGTCGAACTGCTTGCAGAAGCGGCCCTCGAGGGAATGAAGATCAAGAGTGCCGACAGTCTGCGTAAGAAGATCAGCGGCATGCCGGACGATCCGGGCCAACTCCGGGACTGGCTCGTGTCGGGCAAATATTGCAACGACAATCGCCGGATCATCGGCAAATTTGAACTGGTCGACTATACGACTGGCGAGGTGATGAAGATGGACGCACACGAGGCGGCGATCATGACTTACTGGCTGAATCCCGGCGGCTCGGAGAAAGGCACCAAGCAGGAACTGTGGCAACTTTACGCGGGTGACATGGAAGCGATCGGCATTGTTCCCGTGAAGCCCTCGACGTTCAACCACTACACGAATACATGGAGCCGGAAGATGCTCTCGGCAAAGGAGCGTCACGGTAAAAAGCATTTCAAAGATACATATCGTCCCTATGTCCCGGCCCGTCCGCTCGAGTTTGCCAACTCGCTGTGGGCTTCCGACGGTTCCGGTGTCGTTCCATACCGTTACCAAGACCAATACGGCAAGTGGCGGATGATGAAGATATACGTGATGCTGATCTCGGATGTTGGCAGCCGCTACATTGCGGGTTATGCCGTGAGCCGAAAGGGGCTGCACCTCGAGGACGGCACGATGCTGCGCCAGGCTATGCGCATGGCCCTGCTCGACAATGGCAAAACCGAGGTGTTGGACTTCATCAGCGACAACCACGGGGCATACACGGGCGAAACATCAAAGGAATACCTGCAAAGCGTCTGCCGGAACTTCCGCACGATCAAGCCGGGCAACTCGCAAGCCAACCCTGCCGAAATGCTGTTCAGGCTATTTAAACGCAAATTTAAGAGCTATTTCAACCTGCCCGAAACTTCCTGGAACGCAAAGAGCCTCGAAAGCATGGCGAACCCGGATTATTATAACATAATGGCCCTGCCGACCTATACGGAAGCAATCGAAAAACTGGCACACGCTATCAGGGAATGGAATAACGCCCGTATGCAGAACGGACTTACCCCTGCGGAGTGGTTCCACACTTTGAAGAACGGGCAGGCGGGGCAATACACCGATCGGCAGTACCGCCGGATTACGGGCGAGGTGTCGAAGCGCGATTTAAGTTATCTGCGGTCGATTCTGACGCTCGAACGCGACGGCAAGGAGTACAAGTTCGACATCCCGTCGGACGCTGCAACGGTCGCCCTGATTGCGCAGCACATGGGGTATGCCCCATCTTTCCAGTCACGCGTCTACTGGAATGCCGACGGGGCCGATGTTTACACCCTTGACGGGGTTTATATGTTCACCTGCCCGCCCGCGCCGTTGGCGTCAAAGTCCATGACCGAAGCCACACCCGACAGTCTCCGTGCCCTGGCTTACTACGATCTAAAAGGCAGTGAGTTCGAGAACATGGTCGACGAGTTCGTCGAGGATGTCGAAGCGGCAAAGGCGGTCATGGTGCGCGGGTACGACTTCAACATCCACGACAGCGGTACGAAGGAAGACTACAACGCCATGCGTGAGCATATCCAGGCTGCCGAGTACAACAAGGCCCAGGCACAACGCGACGCCAGGGAGCGTAAGGCCGCAGAGCGGCAGGAACGCAAGGCGGCAAAGGCCCTCGAGGATGCCGCGCTGACATTCAAAAAGCGCAGAATTTCAGACATATCAAAATACACAAAATAGCGAATTATGGAGACGAAATTAAAGGATCAGATTGTTGCTGCCGCGAAGCAGTACATCACCAGCAAAGGTCTTTCGCAGGCCGCATTCGCCCGCCTGTGCGATATCAGTCCGTCGTACTTGAGTAATATTCTGAATGGGATTTACGAGTATAAGGCATCGGGCGACAAGACGATCACCATTGCGGACAGGTATTTTGCGGCGATCGCAGGCCGTATCGGCATGTCGGTAGTGGCGGCCTACTGGCGTACGGTAGAAACGCCGCAGTTCATCGAGGCGATCGCCACCCTGGAAGATGCCAAGGAGCGCGGGGTTGCAAAGATGATCATCGGGGAAACCGGGTGCGGCAAAACATACAGCATCAGCAAATTCATGGAAGCCAACCCGGCAAACACATTCAAGATCACCGTGAGCAACCAGCACAAGATTCAGGATGTGACCGAGGAATTGGGGCTTGCGATGGATGTGACCCTCGGTGTCAGCACCCGCAAAGCTTTTCGCATGCGGGCCATTACCAACCGTCTGCGGGAACTCAAAGCCCAGGGCGGGCAGCCGCTTGTCATTATCGACGAGGCCGAGAACCTGACGCACGGAATGATCGGACTGTGCAAGGGTATCTACGATGCGATCAATGAACAGGCCGCGTTCGTGCTGATCGGGACGAACGAACTGACCGACAAACTCGATCAGATGGAACGCTACGGCTATAAATATCCCGGTGTGCCGCAGTTCCGCCGCCGTTTTAAGGCCGGAACGGTACATCTTACGCCGATCGACCGTCAAAAACATTTCGACGCATTTTTCGAGGATGTGCAGGACATGGAGCTGCGCATCCTGCTGCGGGGCCTTTGTGGCAACTACGGCGAACTGCACGACTTCCTCGAGCCTGCCCTGCGGGAGGCTGCCGAGGACGGCGTGCCCCTGACGGATCAGTATTTCCGCGTAAAGTACAAAATCGCTTAACCCCCTAAAAACCTAACGATATGATCGAACTTACAAAATCATCGGCGGCTCGCATGGACTGTCTTTCAAGCATGATCCACTTACGCCGTAAAAACATCCTGAACATAGAAAACTATCTGAAGCAGCACGGGGAGAATCTCTCCCCGGAGCGGGTCGTGCAGATCGAGAAAGACCTGGCGGATATGCGTCTTGGCCTGCACAACATGGAGACCGACTATCGCAGTATCGCCGGGGCACCTTACACAGACAAACGTAACTCTTAATCAATAACACCATGAACGACGAACTGAAAAACATGACCGCCGGGGAACTGGAAAAGTTGCTCGAGCAGAAACGGGCCGAGGAGCGCCAGGCCGCAGACAAACGGCGCAGGGACTACGAGGAGACACGGGCCGACTTCGTGAAGCGTATGGCAACCGAGACCCACAATATCACCGAGCGGGTGCGCGTGTTCTACGACTTGGTCGTAGCCGAAACCGATGCTTTCCGCAAGATCATGCAGGAGTACGGGGCCATGCGCCGGGATGATCAACTCGGGTACTCCGTGCAGGAAGGGGATTTCCGCCTCGAAGTGAAATGCAACCGGGTAAAATGCTTTGACGAACGGGCCGACGTGGCCGCCGCCCGGCTGATCGACTTCCTGAAGGCATGGATCGGCGGACGGGAGAAAGGGGCCGACGACCCGATGTACCAGTTGGCAATGACGCTGCTCGAGCGTAACCGCAAGGGCGACCTGGACTATAAGTCCATCAGTAAACTGTACGATCTCGAGACGCAGTTCGACGATCCCGAATACTCGCAGATCATGCAACTGTTCAAGGAGAGTAACGTCGTCAACGGCACAGCCATCAACTTCTACTTCCACCAGCGCGACGAGCGCGGTGTATGGCATAAGATCGAACCGTCATTTAACCGTATGTAGACTATGAAAATCGGATTTCCTGGAGCCTTGTTTATCGTGTTCCTTATTCTCAAATTAACGGGCGTGATCGCTTGGTCGTGGTGGTGGATTACGAGCCCGTTGTGGATTATCCCTCTTATCTACCTTGTTCTCTTTGTTTGGTTTTTCTGTGGGGAGCTTCGCAGAAAGCCACGCTCCTAATTCCCGAACGGTTTTCAGTGGCGGTTCGATTCCGCCACCGGGAGCAAAATCAACAATATATTTTTAGCCATGACACAAGAACAATTTAATTTCCTTGAGCGCTTCGGCGCCTATTTGACAAGGCGGGGGTTTCAGGTAAGCAAATCCCTGTATGAGGCAGAAGCGATAGCTGATGCAGAACTGTTCGGCACCCTTTCCGTGGTATGCCGTTTTGCCTGGAAGTGGCAAGGGGCCTACTCCTCTGTTCTCCTGCAAATCCAAATTGGAACCTTGATGTTTGAGCGTTCATTACCTACGGGGTTGTTGATGGATTATGAAGTAGGGGGTACGGAGATTATTACGATCATGATCCGCAACCTAATGCAGGAAGTCGCGGATAAAATTGCATTGCAGTTGATTCAAGAATAAACCGCTATGACACCCTTAACGACCCTTGAGCGCGGCGCGAAGATTCGCCGGATCAACACCCTGATGTCGGCCTGCCGCCTGATCCCGAATCGGGAGGACATCCTGGCGCTGTGGGATGCCCGAACCTACGACGAACTGACGGACGAGGAGATCATCCAACTTCAGGGCTTCATGGAACTGGCCCACCGGACGAAGACAACCCCGGCCCCGGACAACATCCGGCGGCTGCGGTCTCAGGTCTTGGCCCATATGACAAAGATCGGCATGTACGCCTCGCCCGAGGACTGGCAAAAGGTCAATCGGTTTCTGCTTCAAAAGCGAATATGCGGGCAGTTGCTTTATATGCTCGATGCCGGGCAGTTGCAGGCGCTGGTGCGCAAGCTGCGGGCCATCGGCGACAAGAAGCCTGCCATGACCTCGCGGCCTTCGGTACAGGTCACGCCGATCTACATCTTTCCTGACTGCGGCCCTACCGTGGTGAACTGACATAAAAAAGCCCTGCAATATTGCTATCACAAGGCCCGACCGCTACAAAGATAGTCAATAATTGCAGAAAATGGCGTACAACAACAAAAATCACATCCGAAAGCGCGAGCATGCGGTGCTGATCACGCGGCAGTATTACGAGCCGGGGCGGCAGGATCGGTGTCTGAAATGGGTTTGGAAAAAGTACATCCGCGACCTGTTTCACGTCGAGTATGCCACTTATCTGACCTGGCTTCGAGAAGAACGCAAACGAACACAGCAGGACATCCGACAACTAACCTTATTCGATTGAACAGCCCGACAGGATCACTGCCGGGCTGTTTCGTTATGACCGTTCCGTGGTGATGTCGACAGCGACGCCTACGGCCTTTTTCCGCGGCTTGTATGCCGCGTTATCCGTTCCGCCAAACCGGAACTGCATGATATACTCGCGGATCGCGTCCTCGCGCTTGGCACGTCGCAGGGATATGCGCGTAAGCCCTGAGAAACTTTCGCCGCTCAGACCTTGCAGCCTGGTGTAGATCATCCGCAGCAGGGCGAACATCCGAAACTGTTTTTCCCGGTTGGGTGCCAGGGCCGATATGTTTACCGGATCGAAGTGTGCGACACGCAGGGTCAAAATGGCATCGCCGCGCTGTACCTTGTGCGTAAGGTCGGAGAACTGCGCCTCTTCGATATCGAACAGCACGCAGGGGAAGTTCACGGGCGGACGTTCGTTGTAGTAATCCAACTGCCCCCAATCCTCAGACACGTAGGCGATGTTTTCAGGGATTAATTCCAGGAGCCTGTCCTGTGTGGCAATCAATACGTCTTCAATCATTTTAAAGGCTTTTAAATGGTGTCTTATCGGGGTTGCAGGGCTTTTGCAAGTTCCCGGAAGGCACTCTGCATATCTTGGTGTATGACCTCCCGTGCCACCTGGCGGATGTGGGGATGGTCGCCGATGATCTGCCGCTGCGGAATCGTGATCGTGTCTTTCTTCGTCAGCGCCAGGCTGCGCCAGTACTGCGCCTTTGCCGACAGCATCCTGTTGCGCTGGGTGTTGTTGGCCTGCCGCTTTTTGACGGAGTAGGTCATGCCTCCGGCGTTCTGGTAGTACATGGCCCAAAAGAATTTCCGCATCCGGGGTGTGATCTTGATCTTTCCGCCCCGGTTGTGCAGCCCCATGTAGGGCGTGTCGGTCGAGAACTGGACGCCGTTCTGCAAGATGGTTCCCCGGAAACTTTTTCGCCCGCGTCCCGAAGCCTGCAACAGCGATCCGCGTCCACCGGGATAGGATCGTTCCGGCCAAGGCCGATCGAAGAAGGCCCGCCGCTCGAAATTGCGGTCGAACTCGTCGAGCAGTTCGACCTTCAGGTCGGTTAATATCTTCCGTTTGAGGTTGCGCAGGTTGCTATTCATCGCTATCGTGTTCGTCGGCCATGTCCTCGATCTTCTCGCGGGCCTGGGCCGACAGGTTGTAATACGGGTGATGCTTTGGGAACACGACCTGCTCCTTACCCGGATTGAATCGGAACATTTCGGCCCGGTTGCGGCCCTGGCTGTCAAAGTCGGTAGTGGCTTCACGCCCAAGTCGCAGCGCCGTGTCTTGGTCGGTATAGTCGTATTTACCCTTACGTACCTGTACGACGCGGCAGCGGCATTTCCATCCGTTCGGGGGCATGATCTCCGCCCAACACGGATCGGACTGCGGGCGGGTCAACCCCTCGAGCATGGCATGCGCCGGGCGTACTTTGCCGTCATTGGCTGTGCGGTACTGAAGATCGTACCTGTCGCCGTCACGCTCGATCTCGGCCCATTGTGCTGCTGATTGCGCGGAATGTACGGCGAACTCCTGTTCGGCTTCCAGGTAACGCTCGTTGTATTCGGGGTGTATCTGTTTCACCTCGTTGTAGAACTTGCGGAACGGCTTGATCCGGCCCTGGTCGTCACGCAGCAACTGCGCGGCCTCGCGCAGTTCGTGGTAGGTCTTGCAGCCTGAAAATACGAACACATCGCGCCCGAGCTTGTCAGTCATTTCTGCCGGAATGTCGGCATCCTTCAGCCCGATATCGACCCCTTCCATCAGGGCGTCGGTTATTTCGTCGATCAGCGTCCGGATCGGTTGATCTTCGAGCATGTCAGGATTGAAGTCCCCGGTCTTTTGCAGGTGCTTTGCGGCGTTTCGGAATGTCGACAGGCGCACAGTATGTTTGCGGCCTTTGCTGCCGTTGGCGGCCAGCGTCGCCGAATCCTTCAGTCCGTAAACCGCCGCCAGTCTTTCGTGCAGCCCCCTGTATGAGATCAGGGGGCTGTGGCGAAAAAATCGACTTCGCGGGGTTGTGCCGACAGTGTCGTCGATAGCTGCCCCGGCAAGGTAAACGCCTTATCGGTACAGTCGATGCCGAATTTCTCCTTGATCCATTCATTGGGCACGTCTTTGAATTGAAGTAGCTGCACGACCATCGACCACAGTTTTTCGATGTCTTCTTCCTGTTGCCAGGCGAACGTGCTGCCGGGTTTCAGGATGCCGATGCGTACCAGGGCCGGGATCACGGTCGAGTTCCAGTAACCCGCTACCATCTTGCGCAGTGCCAGGACGATTTTTTCAAACAGGCGGATGCTGCTCTCCTCTTTCGAGCGGTTGCCGTTCACGGTGTCCTGGCCCATAACGACCCCGTTCATCAGCAATGAAACCGCCTCCTTGCATACGGATATCAGATTGCTGTAAACGTCGCCGTTCGTGTCGGCACCCTTTGCGAACTGAAACTCCTCCGTGCGGTCGATGATGAAATAGGCCGCCGCACCCATATCGCGCAGCATGGCCTCGGCCCGGTCGAGCATGGCGGGGTCTTGCGTATCGGTTTTTATAAACCGGGGCGGGATGCCGTATATCTCGCAGAGTTCCGACCAGCAGGACTGCGCAAAACGCATGAACAGCACATGCGGCACAGCCTTGTTCAGCAGCCCGTAGTCGTGTTCTTTGCCGAACTCCAGGAGCCAGGTGCCGAACTCGCGGACTTCCCGGTACTTGATGCCCTTGCTGTCGTCCTCGCGTAACAGCAACAGGCCCTTTTCGGGTATGACGTTCTGCCGGGGCAACAGTGTGACGGCGACAGGTTCGGTGCCGCTGTCCGTGGTCGTAAGTTCCACGAGCGTGTGGCCGTACATTGCACTGTTGAGAATATGCGTGTTCAGGGCTGTAACCCAAGATGCGGCATTCAGCGCCGCCGTTGCTTCGTCGTCGACCTCTTGGTTGACCTTGATGTCGAACGGTGTCGACAGGACAGTCTGATGCCGTAGTTCGATCTGTGACGTGAGGTGTGCATCGAGCATGATGTCCTCGTAGAGGTTCATCAGTTTGGCCCGACGGGGGTTGTCGACGCTGTCGGCCGAGCGCAACGCCGAGCGCCATGTCGCAATATCCGTGCGGGTGCGCGAAATGGTCTTCGGTATGATATTGCGGATATACCCCTCGCGCCGCTGCGCCGTTTTCGGTGTCCCGGCTTTTGCGGGCAAATTAGCGGCCTTTGCCGTAGTGCCGTGTATTTTCCCGTCTCGCTTCTTTTTTTGCATTGTGCGAAAGATTAAAGGGTGTTTAAAGGGTGTTTAGTCGTCGAAGCCGTGACAGAATTTGCGGCGGCTTCCCATGCGGGCCGTTATCCGCACCTGGCCGTCCTCGGTCGTGCGCAGTGGCAGGTCGGGGGCCAGGGGCTTGTCGGTGCCTTTCAGTCCCGCGACTTTCTCGA